TGTCGCTTAGGTCTACAAATGCCATTTTTTACTCCTCCTCTGTTTTTATAAATCCGCCGGCATCTTTGACAGATCCGCCGAAGGATAACGGGATAATATTATAGTTACCGGATAAGGATAACTTAATGTTAGGCGACGTATAGAGATCTATACGAGCGAGGATCTCTGTTAGATCTTGCCTCTCTTCCCTGGTAAATTCATTATAGAGTTCAAAACTATTTTCGATCTCTGCGCTATTGCCTAGCTTTCCCGGTACTGGCGTCCCTCTTAAGGCCGGCGTTTGACCGAAATACTCCATTATTTGATGTTTAGCTGTGTCGCCGGTAAGCTTTAATCTCCCGTCGAAATTTTGATGCTCGAAGGGCTCTATTACTGGCTTATTGTCCTCGTCTACGCCAAAAACGACAAAGAGGCTATTAGGATTATCGGTCCCCTGAAAGTCCCTAAATTGATTAAGTAAGCGGCGCTCTCCCTCCTTTGTTTCCTGGTGCGGAAGCCCTAAGAAATGGGACGGCGTAAAGTTATTCTCTGCGCTATTGGCATTATAACGACCTACGGCCGCCTCCGCTCTAACGTGATCTATAACCGGATCTATCGAGCTTAATACGTAGCGATTTTCTCCCTCTTCGGTATAGTATAGGATTTGACCTCTATATTTTTCAATCCCTCCGGCTAGCTCTATTTGAGCGGCTACGACCTCCGGAGTAGGATTAAAAACGTCTACCTCTTGCGGACGGATAGGCCGGTTAATTTTGTGGTGGGATAGATCCCAGTCCTCCCAAACATAAGCCTTAGCAGAGAGGCCGGAGGAGTCCGGAGGAGATAACCTTACTTGCTTAAAAGAGATAAAGCGGATCTCCGCTATCTCGTAAGCCAGATTATAGCAAAAATGTAAGCAGAAGCCGCGATTAGCGGCGAGGCTCCGGCTTATCTGGCGCTTTATCGTAACGAAGCGCTCGCCCTGGGCATTAAGGACGACTCGATCTAATCGCTCGTCCTCGAATCCGGCGCCGCGAATAAATTTAGCTTTGATGTTAACGCAACTTTGAGCGGTCCCGGAGCCGTTCAAATGTAATTCCATTCGATCCGGATAGAGATTATCCCGGTCGTAAAATTGGATATTAAAAGCGGTCCCGATCGTCCCTCCCGTATCTATTACGCGGATCCTCCTTTTAGGAGGGCTTATTATATGGGATTGAATGTTAGACATAAGATCGGCTAGCTATTAACTTTTTTTATTGTCTGCTTTTTGGCTTTTGATTTTATCTTAGAGACCTCCTCCGCTAACTCCTCCGGCGTCTCTTCATTTTCTGGCTCCGGATCTGGTAGGGTAGGGGTCGAGGACTTAACCTCCTCCTCTGCTTTCCATGCCTCGAGCGGAGCTCTATTATCTGTCGAGATCGCCTCTTTAGCTTTCCTGTAAGCCTCCGGCATAAAGATAAAGTTAGAGACTCCCTTAGCGCTCCTCGAAAGCCATCTTAAGGCGATCTCGTCGGTAAGGTTATCGTTAGAGTATTTAACTCGCTGATAAGTAAATGTCCGGGCTTTTGCGCCCTCTCCTTTTAATATAAATAACCGGTTACTAGGCATTTCTTTTGTGATTAGAGTTAAAAAGTCATCTACTGACAATTTACGAAAAATTGTCAGCGCCTCCCAGATACACGAAGGACAGGTAAAGTCTATAACTTTCCTGCCCTTCTTTTTATTTACTACACCTAAGAGGAGTCTTAAGGAGGCGGCCGACTGGATCTCCTCGATCGACGATCCCTTAAGGCGAGTTATAAGCTCCCTTGATACCACATTAAAACGATTTTGGATTACAGTAAGCCGTTAAGCTGCGTAGTCGTCGTGTCGTAGTCGGTATTGAGATAGTCTCTCGGTAACTTTTTCTCTCCGGGCTGACCTTCGGGAGTACGGAGGACACAACGAAAGAGACCGTTAGTCTCCTGGTCGTTAGGCGCTCTCGTAATCTCCTCCGCTCTCATTCCTACGTCCCATCCGTAGACCTCGTAAGTCTCGTCTAGGGTCTCCAATACGACGGTAGCACGGCCGTTAGCGTAAGCCTCTAGCTCGTTTTTTGTCGCCTGGTCTACCTTAAAGGTAAGGAATTCAATTTCATGGACGTAACGACTTACTCTCCCTTGTCTCGAAAGAGACATATTAGGAGTAATAGAGAAGTTAAGGCCGTCGATCTGGAAAGCTGTCTTAGTCGCCTTAAGCGCTAAGGAGGTAACAGATCCATCCGCAGCGGTCGTAGAGGTAGTAAAATCAACGTCGCCGCGATTCATTACTATAGCTCTATCCGCCGTCCCGTTAACCGGGATATTATCGCAGTCGATAGCGATACTAGCGCCGATCGTTCCGCAAACTGACAAATAAGACATATATTTTACTGGTTAAGGTTGACAAATAGAGAGACCGGCTTAGGCTTTAAGGCTTACTCGGACGTAATTTCCTTTGCTCTTTTCGGTATCAAAATTTTTTGCGGCCGTCGTCTCATTGAAAAACCATTCTGTTAGACTGGTATTCATATAAGCGACGAGATCCGGGTTAGCCGTCATAGAGTCGGCGAGCGGCTTAGGTACGTTAACGGTTTTGCCGTTAGCGTCTACAAAGACGGGTTTTTTATTTTCTGCCATTGGTGAAAAATTGAAGGATTAACGATATATAAAAGGAGGATCGCTCCTCCTATTCCTGGGATCCTGGCTTATGCGTTATAAGCTGTTACCTCCTCGCCGAAAGAGAAAAGGACGCCGGCGCGGAAAGCCATTTTAACAAAGTGCTCCTCGGAGTCATTCGCTACTACGTCCGCTTTAATGGTGTTAGCATCATCGCGGAACTTAATAGCGAGGTGAAAGTTAGAGGTTATCGCAGAGGAGGCGACGAGCGCCAACATTTTATCCTTCGGTACACCTGGAAGCGGAACAAGGTTTTTACCTTTGAATTTTAGCGGCGCCTCGTCCCAATCGTTAGTCCCTTTCGTAGACTTCGCGGCCTGGGCGTCTCCGTATAATTCGTGATCCTCTGTAGAAATGAATATCTTAAAATCCGGATGATCCTTAACCTTTTTCGGGGTCGCGGCGAGGACTCGTCCCAACTCTCCGACGATATTAACATCGGTAAGAGTGACCGGGGTTGCTACGTCGATAACGTTAGCGTCGTCGGCGGCTTTCTTAAAGGCGCCGTCGAAGTAACGCATATTACTTGGAGCGGCTAAGGTCGAGTCTCCCTGCCATATAATTTGCTCGAGGTGCTCCGAATGAACGCGGATATACTCTTTGAGTATAGACATTTTAACCGCATCGGGCAAAGTCTGAAAGACAAAAGCCCCGGTAGGTTGAAAAGGTCGCCAGAGGTCGGCGTAGGTCTCCGGATCGAAACGCGCGTAAAGCATATAGGAGCCGGTAAGAGCGGAGGTCTCGTCGTAAGCGAGCGTCCCGGAGTCGCTAGCCTCCGGCGTCGCCTTATATGCCTGGATAATATCCGAAGCTTTGAGGCGGACGATAGAAAGCTTTTTATTGATCCCGGAGTGAATCCGGATATTATCTCCGGAGACTGTAGGATTACCGGTCGTTAATTGAATAACGATTTCGTCGAGAAATTCGCCATTATAACCGGAGGTAACTGTAGCAGCCATTTTTTAGAATTGGTTAAGTTTTTGAATGATTATTTTTTCTAGCCTGGGAGGAGATCTTTAGGCTTATCGCCGGGATCTAGCGTCTCGACTCTAAGGCTCTTTGACGGATCTTTTCCATTGTCGCACGGATCCCGATAGTCTCGAGCTTAGGCGCCGGCGGCGTCTCTTCTACCTCCTCTCCTCCGGAGGGATTAAGATTATCTCCGGGCTTGTTAAAGCCTCCCGATACATGAGCTCGAGCCATGTTAATAAGCGCCTCTTGCGTGTCTGCGAGCTCCGCTCTTAGGCTCTCCCTTTCCTGGCGTCCCTCCTCGATCGCTTGTAATAGCGTCTCGTTAGAGACTTCGGATCTCTTAACCGCCGTTAAGGTTCCTCCCTTAACTGTTAAGCTGTAGCCGTTTTGAGTGGCGTAGTCGCCATCCTCGAGGGTAGATCCGTTAACGGAGATAGGATCTCCGGTCTTAGGGATATCGTCGGAGGTCGCAATATTAGCGGTCCTCCCGTCGGTAAGGTTAAGGGCTAAGGCTACGGCGCCCTCTCCCTCCTCCGCCTTGTCATTTTTACCGAAAGCGGAGCGGAAACGATCTTTGAAAGAAGTCATAAAAATTTCAGATTTTAGTAAAACCTCGTCGAAGTTATTAACATAGGTAGCGAAGTTAAGAGACTGCGCCTCCTCCGCCGTTAAGTAGACCTCCTCCGACATTAATAGATCTATATGATCCCGGTCGAGCTTTGTAGACTTTTCGTAGACTCGAGCGGCTTGCTCTGTTACGCCGTCTAAATAGTCTGCAGCTTTGCGGAGATCCTTAG